CCGCCAAGCCGGTGATTTCGATCGGAAAGGCTTGCGACCATACGACATTGTCTTGCAGTCGTTCGCTGGTACCGTCGTAGATCAAGCCCTCGGCACTATCAGCCAAAGGATAAACTTCGCCCACCATGGCGCGATTACCCGGTACCAAATGCAAGTCACCGCTTTCCAGGGTGGCCTGCAGATTGGGGCCGGCCAGTTCCGACAAATAGCCGTCAGGATTGATTGCCGCCACGCGCGGCCTACCACCCTGATAGGCAAAACTGTCCAACGGGCGCGGCTGTGGTGTTCCGGCCCATTCCAGCCATTCATCGCCGGGTTCCGGTCCCGTAGTGTCAAGATCGAGATTGGTCGAGGACACCGCCGACGATGCCCACATCTGCGCATTGATCTTCCACCTCGACCAACGCTGATTGCTCCAATTGAAGATGATGACGCTGTCGTAATAGTTGGCGGGCGAGCCGCTGGAGGCATGATAGGCCCAAGCGATGAACGGTCGCACCGCAGTAATGGCTTGGACGATATTCGCGCGGCCGATATCGCTGTGGGCCAAAAACCACTCGTTGACCTTCTCATGGCCGATCGGGATCAGGGTTGAACCGGACAGAGCATAGAAACCATCCTCGGCTCGAAAATACAGCGTGTCGCCGATACTCGTGTATCCAAATTCCGAGATCGAGCCGCGGTCGTACACCACCTTCGACAGCGAGAAAATAAACGTCGTATCACCGGGCAAGAATTGCAAAAGCCGGATGGCCCGGTCCTGGCAGACATAACCAATTTTATCGCCACTTATCCCCATAATGGGACCACCGTCCGGCATTTCCTGCTCGTCTGAAAGATTGATGCCGGGGGTCCAACTGAAGGGATCATTGATCCCCGACCACATGATTTTCCTGCGGTTGGAGAGTAGCCCGCCCATGATCACGAAATCGCCGATGGTGCGAACGTTGTGTGCCTTTTCCCCCACGGGGAAGTTGGTCAGTGGAGCAAAATTCGTATTGGCATCGACATCACAGAACTGTGGCGTGTCCCCGATCTGGACCGCGATCAGGTATTTTCCGAACATGGTGAAGGACCACAATTCACCAATCGGCACGGTGTAGCCGCTGCCCACCTCGACCCAGCCGGTAAACAAAGTCCAACGATAGAGCTTGCTGCGGGTACCGCCGTAAATGCGCCACTCACCATCGGTGGTGCGCGCCGAGGTCAGTCCGACCACCGGCCCGGCCAGTGGCGGAGGGGGAATGATGCTGTCGGTGAACGGCACCAGATCCGGCACCGGCATGTAGGAATTGATGCCGGGAAATACATTCTCAACGTCGTTGCAGAACTTGCTGTCAAGGGTGGCAATGTCTGGCCGCCACTCGTCCCACGGTACCGGTACTTTTGGCATCAATTCGGCTCCCGCGCCGCCTTAACCGCAGCTTGCAAATCGAGAAACTTCCGGGTGGCTTCTGGCGTCGTCGTTCGGATTTCCTCGCCGTCCTTGACCAGCACAACTGAGCCGCTGCGATTGCCGAGCATGTGTTGGAGTAATTGCGGAGTGTGATAGATCACCACCAACTCTTGGCCGCTGTCGAGAATGGCCTGTTGCCGCTCGGTCAATGGTAGAACCCCCATCACCTCGCCGTTACCGTCGTAAATCTTGAACATCAAAAATAGTCCGCGGTTCGTACCGAGGGCGAGGTCGCGCCGGTGGTGAGCGCGGATAGCTGGATCAGTTCGGCAAATTTCTCGTCGCGCAATTGCTTGTGCGCGATTGCAGCCTCGCCGTTGCGGGCAAGGATGAACAGTTCGGTCAGCGCGCCTTCAAGGTACAGGTCGGGATGATCGCTGATCAGCCAGTTAGTACCATTATCGCCATTCTGGGTGCCGACAATGCTGGGGATCTTCTGGTAGTAGTGGAATTCGTAGATGCCGTCCGCATTGTCGCGCGGGCGAGTGGTGAATATATCGCCGTCGATCGTGAACACCTTGGGGTTGCCGTGATCCTGCTCGATCCACGTCGATCGCAGATAGGCAGGGTGGACGTAGTCCAACTCCACCGACGGCGTTCTGCCGGTCCACAGCACCGTGCGCCAGAGCAGATAGTCATCCGGCACGAATGTCGAGCCCGGCATGATGACAAAGAACGGCGAGGACAAGGTGATGTCATCGGTCGTGAGCACAGCCATTGCTTCCTGCTGCCGGGTACGCAGCCGGCGATTGGCCACCGCCTCAAAACTGGTAACAGCGCGAGCGTAATTAGCGGCAAACCGCGAATGAAACAGCGAGCCGCTGAGCTCGGTCTTGAGCGAGCCGTAATTATTGATGATCGGCATTAGGCACTACCTTCTTTGGCCGGCCTGGTCCGCGTTTCACTGGCGGCGCGGTCAGGACTGCGATCTGTTCCTCCAACGGCGGCGCCGGCGGCCCGGCATAGGCAAACGCGGTGAACTTGGGCGCCTCAACAAACATATTGGGTTCAGTCTTGATCTCGACCCGGAAGGTGCGGTTGTTCTTGGCCTTGCCGATCATGTACGGATCGTCCACCGCCACCGGCACACCAATTGGAAATTCAATCCCGCACCATTGCACGGCTGGGGAACAGCCGTCTTCGCCGTCCCCCAGCCAGGTGAGGTAAACCGGATCGGTCATCGGATCATCCAATGTCGGCCGTTACGGGCAGTCCAGTCGTGTCGTCCACATTTCCGCTGATGGTTACCGGATTGGTCAGGTTATGAATAAAGATGTAGTTCTGCGCGAGTTGTGATTTCTGAATGCGGTTGTTGGTGATGGTGACATCCTGCGCGACGTTGGCATTGATGCTCTGGCACAGGATGCCATAACCCAGTTCCGAGCCAACGTGCGCGGCATCGAACAGGCACCGATTGTTATCGATCACCACGCCAGAAAAACCGCCCCCTTCGGTCTGCAGGATGATGCAACTGGTGTCCCAGCTCACGATCGTGTTGTGCCGGATGATCAGGGACGTAAACCCGCCCGCGCCCTGAATGCCGTCAATATGCGATCCAGGGCCGGTGATGGAAAACAGTCCGTGAATGTAGTTGTCGTGAATGTTCATCCCGGTATCGCCGATGACGATGCCGTTGACGTAGCCGCTGATGTCACAAAACCTAATCTCGATGTTGGGGGCGAAGTCCGGCGAGATACCATTGGCCCCGCCAATCCCGGTCAATAGGCACCGCTCGACCAGGCACCCCGACAAGGCCGCACCAACCGTGCTGATGGCGGCGCTGTCCTGACTGTTGATGATGCAATCTCGTATTATAACGTTGGGATGTCGGATAATGACCATGCCATTGTCGATCTGCCGCTTCTCGACAATCTGTCCGGCCGACGAAGTGTTGAAATTTCCGGTTGTGGTGGTGAACACTGTGCCCGCTGCGGGTCCGGTGTTGCTGGCGTTGGGCCAAGTGCCAGCGCTGCTGGTGTCCAGAGCGATGCTCTGGATATCCCGCCGCTGCACGACGTAGCGAACGATCACCAGCGCAGAGCCGGCATTAGCCGGCGTTCCAGCCTGGTCATATTTCAGGGTTATGGAGGTCGGCCGCGCCAGCGGCAGCGACGACGGCATGGTCAGGGGTACCTTGACCACGCCCAGCGGGCCGATCGCCGTGCCCGCCGTGTAGGCCGATGGATTGGTGCCGCTGAAGTCGGACTGACCGATGACGATGTTGTTCTGCGTTCCGGCATTGAATGCCGTCGTGGTGTAGACGGTGATGTCGAGGACAACAGCATGTGGCGGCAACCCCCCGGCGAAGACGGTCGCCGGGGAATTGTACGCCAGCCGGCTAGTGATGACCTGTGTGGCCTCGCGCTGGGCGTCCTGAGACGGGGTGTTGCTGGCGAAAAGCGTCGTGGCCATGATTGCCTCGCCCCAGGGGTATTGCTTACGGAACCACGAACCGAACCGAGAGCAGCCCGGTGCCGGCCGTGGCGGCGGTGCCGGTCTGCGTGTAGGACGCCGTCACCGTGGTTGCCCGTGACAGCGGAATGGCCGTTGTCGGCAAGGCTGGAGCCGCAACACCGAGCGGGCCGATCGCCTGCGCCGACACATAGGCAGTCGTAGAGGTGCCGGTGGGATCGGTAAACCCGACATTGAGGTTGTTAGTGGTCACCGCATTGAACGCAGTCTGAGTGTGGAAGGTAATGCCGGTGATCGCAGCATTGGCCGGCAGTCCGCCGACATTGATTGTCGTCGGGCTGTCGAAATTGATCCGGGCCAGCATGACCTGTTCAACACGATAGCCCATGTCCTGGGAAGGAACCGCAGTTTGGAGATTGGCAACCATTGTTGTGTTCCTT